ATATACAGATAGTAATGGCAATCAAGTTGTTTCAGATGGTATGGGAGATAAAACAGAACCTATGCAAGTTGGGTTCAAAGATCCTAAAGGTAAATATCCGTTATATTTAAACGAACCCGATACTAATAGATTAGCTAGAAATGAAAAGATATCAGAAACGATAGTATTTAAGAAAGATTCTAGTAGAGATAAAAATGTTGCTATCGCTAATACTGATGAAACATGGGAACAGTCAAAAGTTCCGTATAATGCCAAGTATCCATTTAACCATGTTTACTTCAGTGAATCTGGTCATGTTATGGAATTTGATGATACAGAAAATTCTGAAAGGATACATCTTTATCATAAATCTGGAACATTTACCGAAATAGATGCTAACGGAACTAAAGTAACTAGAATAGTTGGCGACGGATATGAAATATTAGAAAGAAATGGTTATATTCATATATTTGGTTCACAGCATGTTACTGTTGAAGGTGCTCAAAAAACTAAAGTAGTAAATACCTTTGACTTAGAAGTTGATGGAGCAACTACAATCAATATCCATAATGATGCTACAGTTAATGTCAAAGGTAACGCTAAGATGGCTGTGGGTAAAGAGTTTGCATTGAAAGCAAATAGCATTAAAATGGAAGCAGATACTACTATTGATATTAAGTCAGGCGGGAATACTAGCATTGATTCTTCTGCTAATATGTACCTTGATGTAACCAATAATTTTTCTGTAGATTATGCACGTGGAGATTTTGGTAGTGGTTCTCAGGCAGCAGCTTCTACTGGTCTAAGTAATTCTAATTCAGTTCTTTCACCGCAGATGCCAAGTTTTTCTAATTTAGTTTTAGTAGAAAGATCAACTGAAACGTCACAAACATTTGAAACTCCAGAAGAAGGAGATTCTGATGCTTATCGTGCTAGACAATTAGAGTCAGGAAACTTAGCTTCTGATGAGATAGATACAGGTACACAGAAAGCAGAGGCAACCCCTGAGAAAAATGCTGTACAACCTGTAGATCAAAGCTGTGATATTATATTTGCTAGTAGTAGTTTTTCTCCGTCATTGGTTCTTTCCAATTATTTTAGTTTAGGAGATTTAACTTCTAATGGATCTAGACCAGTTCAAGATCAAGCTGGATTTACAAAGCAAGAAATTGTGTGCAATTTAAAACGATTAGCATTAAACGTATTAGATCCAATTAAAGAAAAATATCCAAATATGGTTATAACTAGCGCATTCCGCAGACCATTCGATATTCCAGGATCTTCAACTAAATCGCAGCACAATAAGGGACAGGCAGCTGATATTGTTTTGATGGGGTATGACAGAAATGATCATTATGACGCTATACAAGTTATTCAACAACTAGTGCCGCATGATCAATTAATTTTAGAGTATTCAGGTAAAAACACTGTTTGGATTCATATTTCTTATTCTGGTCAGCAAAATAGAAAGATGATATTTACTATGAGAGACCATAAACGAGTATCAGATATCGGTAAATTTACATTAATTACGTAATATGGGAACATTTACTCCATCAGATTCAGATTTAGGAACATACAAAGAGTATAGTACCGTTTCAGAATCTATAACGTTTAGAGATAGTGTCGCTCCTGCGCAGGAAACTAAACCTGTTGATATTACAGCGCAAGAAACTAATCCTGATACAATTACAATAACTGATGGGGATCCTGCTACTATAACTGGAAAGTATGATGAGTATTTTCCAAAAGAAATATATTATCTTACTAAAAGTGGTGAGTATAAAACAGCTACTTCATTTAAGCAGATAGATATTACTGAAGTTGATGAGATAATTTCATATAAGGCAGGCACAATCGCATCAAAAACCTTTAACTATGATGCATCAGTAAATTATACTGAAGATTCTGTTACTAGTCCTGCAACATTAGATTGGAGTTATTACGGAACTTCTGATGCTACTTTAGAAACGAGTGTTATATACAATCCAAATTACTACGGAACTCCATATATTGATATATTTCCTAGCGGAGGAGGTATTTTAGTTAATGATGATTATATAATAGTCACTACTATTAATGAAGATTCAAAACAAGGTACTAATTCTGGTGTAGTTTATATTTTTGATAGAGAAACAGAAGAGTTATTATATACATTACCAAATCCAAATTCTTTTAAATCAACAGATAGTAATTTTTTTGGTAGATCACTAGTCGTTTCTGACGATTACATTGTTGTTGGAACTTATGTAAATGTTGTATTTGTTTATAGTACATCCACAAAACAACTACTTAATATTTTAGAATCTCCTTTAATTGATAATGCTAACCATAAGTTTGGACAATATGTAAGTTTATCTGGGGATTATCTAGTCGTCGCTGCCCCATTTTCAACTTCTAAATTGTATGTATATGATCTTTCTCAGCTGACAACAACAATTGTATCTTCTGCGAAATATACTATCACTATGCCAAGTGGGTATAATATAACTTATTATGCCAACCTCCAAGAAGAAAAAAACATACTCTCAATAGATACAAACTTTATTGCAATTTCAGTAACAAGTGCAACATCTCCTTACGATGAAAGTGTTTTTATCTATGATATTGCATCATTTGGAACATCCTCTGAAATAACAACGGTAGATTATACTTTAGAAAATCCTAATGTGTATGGTTCTAGCGAAGATGATAATTTCGGTCAATGTTTACAGATATCAGGAAATTATATTGCTGTTTCTTCTCCAAATGAAGATTCTGCTTCTATAAACAATGTAGGTAGAGTTTATCTTTACGACATATCTAATTTTAGTTCTAGCACAATAACTAGTGCAGATTATGTATTAGAAGATCCAAACTATCAATCTAACAGTTCTAGTGGTAATGGTTTTGGGGGATCTTTAGCTATATCTGAAGATGGAAATTATTTGATTGTTGGAGCAAATGCGTATTATAATACTGATGTTGTGTATGTATACGACATATCTAATTTTAGTTCTAGCACAATAACTAGTGCAGATTATGTTATTGATTCTGGTAGCGTTAATGCTGGATATCGTGTTTCAATTTCTGGAAACTATATTGTTACATCGGCAAACCCATACGTCAGCTCTCAACCAGAAGCAGTTCAAATATATGATATTTCTAATTTTAGTTCTAGTATAATAACTGCTCCAGATTATTCATTAAGTAATCCAAACGTTTACGACGGAATTAGGACTGATGATTACTATGGAGGAAATCTTTGGCTAAGTGGAAATAATCTTGTAGTTGCAGCTTCAGGGGAAGAAAGTACTGATTCCTCTTCTGGTTCAGGTAAGGTATATTTTTACGACATAAGCACATTTACTACTAGCAGTATAGGTAGTGCAAACTATGTTTTTGATAATCCTGGAGGATACGGAACTGCACAATCTGAACAGTTTGGATATTCTGCAGCTGTATCAGGTAATCGATTAGTAATATCAGCCGTAAATGAAGATTTTTTACAAAATGATACGGAACAAGGATATTTTACTGACTCAGGAATAGTTTATTACTATGATATGAGCACTTTTACTACAGATACTCCTGCAGTAATTACGACGCCAACCTCTATAATTGATAATCCAAATACAGGTCAATATGATGGGTATCCTGAGGATCGTGGCGCAGGTAAAGCTGGTGATTATTTTGGATCAAGTCTAGCATTTAACGAGACTTATGATTATCTAATGATAGGTGCATACGGAACTGAAGATATAACAGAAGAGGAAATACGTTCTGGAGCAGTGTATGTTTATCAAATATCACCTTCTAATACATTTTCATTAATTACGAAATTATATAATCCAAATTATTGGACTCCAGCATTTTCAAATTCACCAGCCAATGATTACTTTGGATTAAGACTTGCAACTTCTGGTGACTACTTAGCTGTGGGAGCTTATGCAGAAGATTATGGAACTCCTCCCAATTATACTGATTATAGGAGTAGCGACGGTGTAGTTTATGTTTATGATTTAAGTACAATGTCAGGAGCAACAATAACAACTTCTGATTATGTTTTGGAAAATCCATACTATTATACTGGAAGTACTTCGGATCAGTTTGGGTACGGAGTATATTTTTCTGGAACTAATTTATATGTCTCATCATTAGCTGATAGCCCAACAGTCAACTCCAGTGGAATCGTTTATGTTTATGATGTTAGTAATTTTTCTAGTTCACCAATAACAACAGCAGATTTTACAATACTAAATCCAACTACTTCGTCATATTTTGGGGGGGCATCAGTTTCAGGAAACTACCTAGCAATCGGAAATCCAAATGCAGATAATGCTAGCACCGGAGGAAAGATCCACATATATGATACAAGTTCTTTTTCTACTTCTGTCATAACATCTGCAGATATAACTATAAATAATCCCAATGATGTTGGATCGGGAGCATATGATCAATTTGGATCGTTTCCTTTGTTTTACGACGATTACCTTTTTGCGGCAGCAGCTAGAGAATCAGATTCTACTGATACATACACTAATTCTGGTGTTGTGTATAAAATTGTAAATGTTCCTTCTGTAGTTACGACTGAAGAAGTTGTTGTAGATGAATCTAAAAATTACACTATAACTTTAGAAAACGACTGGTCTGTAGGTCAGTTTGATATGGCGACATATGGTAATTATGAGCAACCTCCAAGTAGACCATATTGGCTAAATAAGAATGGCGAAAAGATAACTTGGATTAATAATATTAAGATAACAACACATTGGATATAAATGGATAGTTTAGAGTTATTTCAACAACGAGAAGGATTGATAGAGTTATCTTTATTAGATGATAACTTTTCAATCATAGAAACTGCTGTAGAAACATTAGAGTCATCTGTTACTACGTTACAAACTGATGTATCATCTTTGACAAGTGCTCTTTCTATAAGCGGAGGAACTTCTTCTGTACTGTATGTAGATTCTGCAAATAAAAGATTAGGTGTTGGTGACGCTAATTCTCCTGATGCTACATTAGAAGTAGAGGGAGACGGATCACCGCTAATACTTAATAGTAAAAATTCTACCAACAATAAAATAATCTTAAAAGATGCTGGTGCTATTAGATCTTACATAGGATCTTCATTTTCAGATTCACTACTAGTAAAAAATTCTACAAATCAAACAGTTTTAAGAGCTTCAAGTTCTGGTAATGTTACTGCACCATTGCAAGCTGGATTTTCTACTAGATTTTATGGTGCTCAAACTATATCTGTGGGAAATTTAGATACTCTTGATAATTGGAGTCCGACTTTTGGTAATGCGGGATATAATTCTGGAAGTTTAGATTTAGTTAGCGGTGTATTTACTGCTCCTGTAAATGGAAGATATTTATTTAATGTTACTCCTGTTTTTAATACATCAGCTGGTATAACAAACTGGTATATATATGTAAATTCAGACATAGCATATCAAGGTAGACCCCCTGCATACTCATCCTTTTCACACATCGTTGAACTTAGTGTTAATGATACTGTGGATATTAGAGTCCAAAATTTATCAGCCAATGTTGATGTAATTAGTGGTTGGACATATTGGTCAGGAACTTTATTAATTTAACTAAATATAAAATATGCCTGCTTTAAGTAGATTAGGAGATACTAGTACTGGACATGGTTGTTTTCCCCCAACTGTATTGGTAACAACACCAGTTACTAAAACGTTTGTGAACGGAATACGACCTTCAGTAGTTAATAGTTCCTGTCAACATGCTATTCATTGTTGTGGGGACGTTTGTCACGCAGGAAGTTCAAGATCACCATCAAGTGGCGCTTTAAAAACCTACATAGAGGGTCTCAGAGCAGCTAGGATTGGAGATCCAATAGCATGCGGTGATACTATCGGACAAGGATCGCCAAATACTTTTGTAGAATCTTAATAAATAACAATATATGGCACGCAATACTAGAACTTTTACAGATATAGATTTAAACTTTACTGCTCATCCAGTAACGGGAGACATTACACGTAAATTTGATGAGGCATCTATAAAACAATCTGTAAAAAATTTAATTTTAACTCAAAACTACGAAAGACCATTTCATAGCGAAATAGGATCTCAAGTTAGGTCGGTTCTTTTTGAACCTGTAAGTCCTATGACTACTATGATTCTTCAAAGATCTATAGAAGATGTTATTAATAATTTTGAGCCAAGAGTTACATTAACTTCAGTAAATGTTTCTCCGAATATAGACAATAATGCATATAACATTTCTATATACTTTAAGATAATTAATACAGAAACACCAACAACCGTAGATTTAACTCTTAAGAGAACTCGATAATGGCAAATAGAAGAATAAATGTAGCTGATTTAGATTTTGATAATATTAAGTCAAATCTAAAATCATATTTACAAGGACAACCAGAATTTTCAGATTATGATTTTGAAGGATCTGGTTTATCAGTTCTGTTAGATGTTTTAGCATATAACACACATTATAATGCGTTGTATACTAATTTAGCTATTAACGAAATGTTTTTAGATTCTGCTGTTAAGCGTGATAACGTAGTTTCTTTAGCAAAAACTTTAGGTTACACTCCACAATCAGCTACTGCTCCAACTGCTACTATAAATTTACGAGTAGCATCTACGTCTTCAACCCCAGCTACACTTACTCTACCAAAGTATTCTGCATTTACTACTATTATATCAGGAAATACTTATACATTTTACACCCTAGAAGAACATACTGCATTTTTAGACGGTTCAGAGTATCTTTTCCAAAATGTTCAAATTAAAGAAGGTATAAAATTATCATTTAAATATACTGTAGCTGACGGTCAACGATATATTATTCCAAATGCTGGGTGTGATCTTAGCACATTAACAGTTCAAGTTCAAGAATCAGCTTCTACAGGTTTATATGAAACCTACTATGAAGGATTTAATATACTTGGATTAAACTCTACAAGTAAAGTATATTTTTCTAAAGAAATAGAAAATGAATTATACGAGGTTGTTTTTGGTGACGGAACTATTGGTGCAGCATTATCAAATGGTAATATTGTAACATTAAATTATCTGATCACCAACAAAGATGCTGCTAATAAAGCAAGTCTGTTTACATATGCTGGAAGTTCTCTATTGGGAGGAACTGTTACGATTACGACAGTATCTGCAGCATCTGGAGGAACAGATATTGAAGGTATTGAGAGCATTCGTTATAATGCTCCACGGCATTTTTCTACTCAAAATAGAGGTGTCACTGCAGAAGATTATAGAAGTCTTATTACCGAAGAAGTTTCTAATGTTGAATCTGTGAGTGTTTGGGGTGGTGAAGATAACGATCCCCCAATATACGGAAAGGTATTTATTTCTATAAAACCTGTTGATGCTAATGCTATAACTGAAGCAGAAAAAGCTAGAATATCAACAGAAATATTAAAGTCTAGAAACGTCGTATCAATCACACCAGAGATTGTCGATCCTGAGTTTATTCACATTCAGGTTGATACTTCTGTATACTACAATCCAAGATTAACAGTTAGATCTGCATCAGATATTAAGGTTATTGTTGAGGATACTATTAAAAACTACAATGAAACTGATCTAGAAAAGTTTGATAGTATTTTTAGAATATCTAAATTGAGTAGACTGATTGACGCATCAGAGCCAGGGATTGTTAGTAATATTACCAGAGTTACATTACACAAACCAGTTGATCCAATCTACGATGTTGCTTCTCAGTATAAGTTTAGCATAATTAATCCTATCTACAGTTCTGGAGAGCCTGAAGATAGTATTACCACAACTGCGTTTTATATAGAAGGTGATTCTGAAAATGAATACTATATTGATGATGACGGTGATGGTAATCTAAGATTATACTACTATGTTTCAGCTACTGCTAAAACTTATACCAACAATAATATTGGAACAGTAGATTACGCAACTGGTACTGTAGATATTCCAACATTAAATATTACATCGTTGGGTACTGGAGTTACTGAGTGGAAATTCTTCATAAAGCCAGATTCATACGATGTAGTTACTGCTAGAAATCAAATTTCATTAATTTTAGATGATGAGATCAACGTTACTCCAGTTTTAGATAAACTTGCTATGGGTAACTATGGTGGTGGAACACAACATACATTTACCTCAAGTAGATCATAATAATGGCAAAGATTAAACCTTTTATTTCTAGTGTAGTTGCGAGACAACTTCCAGAATTTATACGGGATGAATATCCTTCGTTTGTAAATTTTGTTGAGGCATATTATGAGTATGTAGACGCTAATCACAATGGCAGAAATTTAAAGGATTATAGAGATCTAGATGATACTCTAGAATCATTTGTACAGTATTTTAGAAATGAACTTAATGTTATTGTCGATACTGACTATCCTAATTACGATAACATAAACGAAAAACTTGTCTTTATTCAAAAGGCAAAACAATACTACTCAGCTAAGGGAAGCGAAGCTGCATATAAGTTTCTATTCAGAGCTCTTTATGACACTGAAATAGAATTATATTACCCAAGTGCTGATGTTTTGCGAGCATCTGATGGTAAGTGGCAACAAGATGTCTCATTTTTTATTACTGTAGAATCTGGTAGTATTGACGATATCGTTGGTAAAGAAGTACAGGTATATAACTCAGCTGGTGTTAAACTTTTATCTACATTTGTTGATAGGTATGTAGTATATTCTTCTACTGTTTATGAAATAGTTATTGGAAGATATGAGGGTGTCGCTAATATTGGCAATACTGTAAAGTACTCTACTACATTTTCCGGAACTATCGTAGCAACATTAGGTAGCTACGATGTAGTTAATGGTGGAGCAGGATTTTCTGTTGGTCAATTATATGATATAAACACGATTGATGTTGTAGGAGCAAGATTAAAAGTAACTAAAGTTTCTTCGACAGGTGCTATACAAAAAGTAAAAATTATTAAATTTGGTGCTGGATATAACTCAGATTTTATTGTTAATATTGCTCCTATTGTAACAGATTACGAAGATGAATCTCCAATTAATGTTTCTCTAAATTCGGTAGAACAATTTGAGACTCCTTCTAATACATATACTCAAGGATTTTCAGAACAAGGTACCATCATCAATTCTAACTATTATGATGTTGCTTATGGTGATGCTACTTATGTTGGAACTTTACTTGGAGAGTTTTCTGATTCATATACTTACCTATCAGATACTGAAAATGTAGCTTCTATTAAATTTAATATTGCTGCGTTGGCTCAATATGCTGGTTATTATTCTGATAACGATGGATTTGTTTCTGATGCTATCTTTATTCAAGATAGTTATTACTATCAATCTTTCTCATATGAAATAAAGATTACAGAACTTTTAGATAACTATGTAAACTTGGTTAAATCTTATATACATCCCTCAGGAACTATATTATTTGCGAACTACATTATATCTAACCAGTTTAATTTAGCCACAAATGTTGGACCAGCTGCGTTACAAACTAGATTATATCTAAGCGATTCAGCTTCGGTATCAGATGTTATAAATAGCATAGTAACAAATAAATATTTTACAGATACTGCATCAATTTCAGAAGCACTAGTAAAAGAAATTGATAAGAGTGGTATTTCAGAAACAATAACAGAAACAGATGCTGGATCTGTTATACTAAACGGTTATTCTGAAGGATCATATTTTGCTGAATCATATGCAGCAGCTGATGTTCCTGCAGCAACATTCTAAGATTAGGAGAGGAAAATAAATGAAAATGCATTCTGTAGTTAAGGCAACTGGATCTCTAAAGATCACAGTTACTGATAAGGACGGAGCGATTATAGATGAAAGAAATA